TTTTCCAGTTAAACGATGAATGGTTTCAAAATCAATCTGAAAAAAAATATTTTAAGACCATACAAAATTTTACATCACACTGAAAAATGAATTTTGCCAAGTTTGCAATATTTACGAAAGGATGTTTCCTAACAAAATTAGTTGAGAATTTTCGCAAATAGTTGGCCAGTCTCGTTTATGATTTTAAAAAGAGCTTGTCTAACGTTTCTTTTCCATATCGACATGTATCTTGATAACCTTTTTCGTAGAGTTGTTGCAAATTAAAACAATCTTTTTTAAATAACTGAAATGTTAGTTTTTCATGTTGACCCCAAATATTGGGATGAATGTGTAATATGGAACTTTTGGATAAATAAGGAGATGAACTAAAAATGCCATCATAACTAAATGCATTTCTATATCTGTGAAAAATAGAACCTGTAATAAAGGGAACGTTGGAACTAGATATACAACAATCAAGTGCATCTTGAATACTTTCAAAATCAGTATAAATGTTGGTTTGTTGAATAGTAGTTACGCCAATAAACAATCGTTGTAAATCAAAATCATTGGTAGTATAATGATTGAGTAACACTTTTTTTAAAATGTGTAATATTCGACATCTGTTTTTAGTTTTATAATTATCATTGTTGATAATGATACGTATCATGTTTGACAATTCTTTTTTATTTTTCAACATCATAACAAAACAATTCCATGCTCCAGCAGACGTTCCTGTAAAAATATAGTTAGACGTATCGTAATGTTCATGTATATAGGCGCAAACGCCTAAGGTATAAAATCCAAAATAACCAGATGGACTAACCGATATAATATTGGATGGAATTGTATATTTTTCCAAGGAATGTTGTATATTTGTTTTATTATGTACAACAACCTTTTTAGGTAAAATAAACTGTAATAATGGGTGAATTATAGATAGTAAACGTTGAAACATAGTATCTATGATTAAAAATGATTTTACAATTAAACAAAAATAAAAAGGTATTCTATGATACGTTCATTCGTGGTTGTAGCTGTTGTAATGTTAATGTTGGATGCTGTATGGCTTACATTACAATACAATTATAATGCAAGTGTTATTAAAAATGTGCAAAAATCGGTAATGAAAATGAGATATATTCCTGCTGCGCTTGTTTATTTAATTATGTCATTGTCAGTTACGTATTTAGCAATAGTACCAAGTAAAAATATCCAAGAATCGGTACAAAAAGGAGGATTATTAGGATTAGCCATGTACGGTGTCTATGATTTGACGAATTTAGCAACATTTGATAATTGGACAACACAAATGGCGATACAAGACATGGCATGGGGAACCTTTTTGTGCAGTGTAACTGCTGGTATTGGATATAAATTTAAATAATGATTAAATATATGGCAAAAAGAAAAACCCTACGTTTGAAAAAACGCAGAACCAGAAGATACAGAGGTGGGTTTGCACCATTTCCACATGTGGATGTAAGTGACCCAAACACAGTGGCCTTTATTCGAAGCTATTGGGCATCCAATAGAACTATGTTAGAAAATCGTTTTGCCATTGACACACCAAATCAATTATACGCACAAATTAGACAAATAAATCCAAATCATCCATTATACGATGATTTGAAACGAAAATATGAAGAATTTATGATAGCCATGTAAATTTAACGACGTCTAGATTTACGATTTCTTCTGGTTTTTTTAGAACGTCTCCGTAATGAACGCCGACGACCACCACTCATGTTGGCAGGGGTAGGTCCCATCAATGCTTTTCCCGCATAAGCATACGAAGATTGTGGGGTCCATTGGTTAGGAGCGTCTGTTGGAAATATTTGAGGCGTGTTGTTTGTCTTTGTATCCCAATCCACATAATTAGTCATACTCTATAGAAAGAAAAAAAATATATCATTTCTATATTTTTCCTTAATATCGACGTGTAGACCGTTTAGAACGTCTGCGTCTTGATTTACGACCTCCACGTGGGGGTTGAGCAGGTTCTACAGGTAAATTCATTGACAAATCAGTCAAATATTCTTGCAATCCTTCAATAATAATAACGGGATATTGTTGTGTTTGACATTGAACTATGGCATCTCTTAAAAAAAACGTAAAATCTCCATAAGCTTGTCTAACAGCCTGATAGTCGTTTTGTATATGTTCATATTCTGTTTGTCGTGCTGGTCCATCTAAGTTATTGTATGTTTGAAGTCTTGCATTATAATTATCTACGGTTGTATTGTAGATTTGTTATTGATTCGCTATTTCGTCCATGATGGTAGGTGTTTCATTCTCTTGTGTATCCATAGAATAGAACGAGAAATTATCTAAATCGTTTAGACCGTTTTACTCTGCGTTTTACTTTACGTCTAGAACGTCTAGAACCACCTAAAAAGGGTGGATTTCCCATCAACCCTTTGCCTGCATAGGCGTAGGCGAGGGCAGGACCATTTACGGATGTTGGTAAAGGTGAAATACCAGAGGGGACACGTTCAACTGAATTCCAATTCACAACAAGAGGCATACATAAGGTAAAGAAAAAATAAAAGAGTAAACGATAAATTAAAGTGACATGCTCCATGAATGACCTGGTATTTCGATGGGCTCCTTCTTCAACTGGTTGAGCATGTTGATAGCGGACGTTTTCCGTTGATAGTCGTTTGTTTCGTCCATATGGAAATCGAATTTGACATGGACAAATATGTTCTGGTAAATAGTAGGATGAAAGTGTGTGATGGTGAATCCAAGGTTAGCAAAAGTAGTTTTCATAAAATCTTGAAGATAGTCGATGGGGTTGCTGGGTGCAACAGTAATAATCGTAGCGGTAAAGGACTCCATGATGTTAGGTTGTATAAAAGTTAAAAATAGAGTAATTCGTTTCAATTTTATATTGTTGGGAGTTGGTAGTGACAGAATAGAGTAAAAAATTGAAATGATACATAAAGAAACAACTAGATATAACATGGAAGAAATGATTGCTCGTTCGATTTTGGACAATCAAGTCATGATTCCCAAAGAGGAATATGTAACATTCTTTCAATTAGAAAAGGCACCGTACACCTTTCCTACTCTAAAAACAGACGATTATGGTATATTTACAGGTGAAGTAGATGAGTATGATACATTTGATACATTCAAAGTAGTTGGTACTGATTATTCCTATAAATTAACAAACCCCGACTTGCAAATCGAGCAATTTATAATGAAACATGAAATCAAACAGATGAGGATTAATCTAGAACGAGATATTATATCTGGAACGTTTCGTACACATAAGTGTTCTGTCTATCCTCTTTCTACTGCGAGTTGCTCTGCAGTATATGATACATTATACCTCTCTGATTACTTATTGAAACTTATCTATCGTATCTTGATGGCAACTTTAATCAATGGTGCGGAAAGAGATTACAATCAAGAAACATTTATGATTAGTATGCGAGAAATAGAAGGTGCGTATAAAGTATCAAACGTTGAATACCATTACGGGTTTATGCGTTTGGATGAATTCATATGTGATTTTGTACACCGTAATCAGTTGGAAGAAAAACAAGACGCATTTAGGGTGGAATACGAACAATATAAAAAAGAAAAGACTATTATGAGCGCATCCATTTCGTATCAAGATATTCGTTATTCCTTAGAAGACAATCTGCTTCAATTCAAAAAGTTGAAACCAAAAATCAATATAACGAGTTTTAAGGACGATGAAGCGATGTCTCTACCATCGTATGCCTTGTACATGAACCAATTCTTCGACGAGTATTACGATGATATAAAAGGTGTGTTTACAATTTACCATCGATTGGAAAATATGTATCGGTTGTGTGCATTGAATGTCGTTTTGAATCAATTCAACCCTGACACCGAACAACATGATACTGAATATGTCGATACGTATCCAGCAAGTATAATGTGTTCGGGAGGCGTTGTATTGGCACCTACTAGTTTCATTCAAGTTCCATTTAAGGGGCATCCCATTGTGGATGCAACACAAAAAAATATAGATGTGAAAGTCTGTAGAGAAGCCTTTGATAATGGTGGTTTTATATGTGCTTTCGCCCCAAAATTAAAAATAAGAGATTGTTTTGATAAAAATTTGAAAGACTTTCATGAATGTCTAGAAGAGAAATAGAATTATTATAATTTAAAAATTAAAGGTTATACACAATATAATATGAGTGACAATAATACCAAAATGAATAATATTAGTTGGGCTGACGCAATTGGGAATAAATTAATAAAAGAAACGCAAGTAAAAATACATATTTCTCATACAGAAAAGAAATGTATAAAGTGTAATAATTTTTTTATTTACAAACATAGCGACGACGCAGAAAAATTAGAGCGATTACTATGTTGGAATAAATCAGGAAATTTAGATTTATGTTTAGATTGCGATAAATAAAAAATTTATTTATTTATAACTAAAATAAATAAATATATAAATAAAATTATGATACCATTCAACTTAAAATCACAAATATAAATAGGCATAGGAATATGCATAATATGATTAGGAATATGGATACATATAAAAGCATTCCATTTTTTATCATTCTTAATTGTTTCTATTTTAAGTGTATGAAGAACTATATTATCTTCTTCAGTAAATTTTACAATATTAGTAATAGTTTCTGTCATTTTTCCGATAGTATCCATGCTTTGTTTACAAAAAAAATCTATTTAAATTATTAATTTCAATTTTATAATTGCTCTAGTGTAGCACACGCTACTATTAGATTTTCAATAGGGTCATCATCTCGTATTACTTGATTATTGGGTAAAATGATACCTTCCATTGCATAATTATGTATTTTTTGCAACAGAAACGGTATATGAAATGTAGTTCCTTTTATCTCTGAACACATTCCATCTCGATAGACATTTGTTGATGTAAGTACTGTTTTATTCATAAATTCTTTACGGAGATTAATTCCTAATAAATAGATGTTTGAATGGATTGTAAATTCAGAGTCATGTACAGGTCGCTCTAAGAATGTAACTCGAATAATACATTCATTGTACATACTTGAACATACAATAAATTCACGAATATCATCATAATCCCTACCCCCAATTATATAACGATACGAATGCTGTATAGTAGATGTAACCGAATACGAAGCGATATCGCCTTCTCGTCCCACCTTAAATTCATAATATGGGTTTTGATGTTTATCTAATGGGAGTACTCCTATGTTAAGCAATAAAAATGTTTCACTTTTTTTATAAGATACGATTCCATTGTCTTTCATTACTAACAACTTTAGTGCACCACTACGTTCGGATGTAGCACTTTGTACTATTGTTTGCCCATGAATAAAATTATCATAATGAATTGTAGCCATTTATAACACCTATGTTTTAGGTCGAATCAATTTTATAGTTTAACATGAACTATTTCCTCTTTTTTTGAGTTTTTTTTCTTGGCAATGTTTTATTTAATATAGTAACAATAGACTTATAGATATCTTCTCTTGACATAAAGGTGTAACCTTGTTTTTTATAATCTTTTTTCCACATACGATTAAGTTTTAACGTTTCTTTTGTCCCACATTCTCTTTCTATATTTTCTTTTATTAATCTTACAAATTTTGGATTTTCTTCTGTAATGTCACGAATGATTGATTCATTTTTAGTTACCATGTCAGGTAATTCGTCGGTTAAAAATCTAATACATTTTTGTTTTACAATCAACATATCATCTACATCAATATAAAAATTATACGTGGAATGAACATTATAATATAAATCTTTATTAAACCAAAACATATGATTAAGTCCTACTAAGATTAATGGTTTTTTAATAGATAAGATATATTGATCTAAAAAAGCTTGATAACCATCTGAATCAAACTCTTCCAAGTTATATGTATTGCTATATCTTTTTTTTTCAAATTCGCTTCTCAAATTGTCTAAGTCCTTGACAACAATTTTACCTTTAAAATGTTCTTTTAGTTTGTTTCCTAAAGTTGTTTTACCAGAACCAGATGCGCCAGAAATATGAATCACAAAGTTTTCCATATATATATAAGGTAAAAAAGATATGTAGCGAATTGAATATTAAAAATAAAGATAAACTTCTGTCGATTGATTTGTATATGAGAAATATTGCAATATTAAAAGAAGTTGAGATAAATAAATTTTATGCGTTTATGAAGAGATTCAGTATAGAAAAGTATCCAATCATAACAACAGAAATGCAAGAGCCTGAGTTGGTAGTGACAGAGTAAAAAAAGAGTAAAACCCTAATAAAACCTAATAATAAATCAATAGACAAGAAAGCTAAGAATGTTAGCGAAAGGAAGGTGCTATTACCTTAGTAACCGGAGTAACCATCTTCACCTTCCAGTACTTCTCCGTTCCGCGTTCCGATGCCGGCGTGTGCACCACCTCCAGCGGCTTGGCGGTCATGGGGCCGCGCGTTTCCTTGTCGAGGGCCAAATAAGCCTTTTCCGCCGCCGAAAATTCCTGAAGGCGTTCCATGATGCGGTGCGCGTAAGTACGGCGAGTTCTAACTTCAAGGGTATCGGAGGATAGGCGAAATTCGCGCCGGTGTTCGTGCATGTCGTCGGTCTCGAGCTGGAAGTCGAACTTGAGGTGGACGAGACGAAAGTTCTCGAGCTGCTGGTAGTTGGGTGGGTGGAAGTCGTGGATGACGATGCCGAGCTTGGCGAAGGTGACGCGGATGAAGTGCATGAGGCCGTCGAGGCCGTTTCGGGGCTCGGGCGCGGCGAGAGTAGCGATAGTCGAAGCGATAGTCGAAGCGATAGTGGAAGCCATGATGTCAGATGTGCATAAGATAAGTGAAAGAAATGATTTCAATTTTTTTTTGACAGTGAAAAAAAATTGAAATGAAAAAGGTAGATGGATAGAGGTACAAATATCAAGATGTCGATTTACAATACTCTCCGCTCTCTTCCTGCTGGCGTTGCAGCGATGCTGATGAAGAATGGTTTCGTGAAAGACCTGACGCCGGAGGAGCGTGACCGTATGGAGGGTTGCCTGAGCGCTCTTACGGAGGAATGGTTTGGTGCGTCAATGGTGAAAGAAGAAAAGCCAAAGAAAGAAAAGAAGACGAAAGCAGCGGTGGTAACTGCCCCACCGGGTACGATAGACCGTGCGTACCTGGAAACGCGTACGGTGTCAGAGCTGAAAGAGCTGGGCAAGGACTGTGCGGAAATCAAGGGACGGAAGCCTCGTGCGGAACTGATAGACTTGGTTCTGAAGCACTTGTCTGGTTCGTCTACAGTGGAAGCTCCGGCAGCGGCAGAAGAAGCAAGTGAGGGTTCGGATGAAGAGTTGCGCGAAGAGCCTCCTCCAGTGGAGGAAAAACCCGCCAAGAAAGAAAAGAAGGCCAAGGCAGAGAAACCAGTGAAAGAGAAGAAGGCTAAACCTGCGAAGAAAGAGAAAAAAGAAGAGGCGAAAGCAGCAGAAGAGTCGTCTGCAGAGTCCGATGACGAAAATACGGTAGAACTGAAATCATGGTACCATCCTAACGAAATGACCAAGCCCATAGGTGAGCGGCGCAAATACTTCATCGACCCTAAGACCAACGAGCTGTTTCATCCGGACCGACTGCAAAACGGCGAAGCCGAGTGGCGCTGGGACGAAGATTCAGGTGAGATAATACCATTGTAAAATGTTAAAAACTGGGGGATTAATCCCCTTTTTTTTTGTTACTCATTTCTCCGTTCCACACTCATTTCTCGTTTCCAATAAAATGGCATGGGTGGGTTGAATACCATGTAAACGTACTAATTGTTTTTTAGAAAGATTAAGGATAATGATAGGGTGGAATATTATATTAAGAATATATATGTCTTCTCTAAATCCATCTTCCATTGGAGCTATTATGGCAGGAGTAACTGCAGTAGCTGCATTATCTGCTGTATTTGTAAATAGCGCAACAACACCCAATTACAGCAATCCACCACCTTCTATACCTGCACCTGTTGTTGCACCTGTACCAGCTCCTGTTGCACCGGCACCTGTACCAGTTCCTGTTGCACCTGCACCTGGTTTCGGAGGTCCGGGTGGTGGCCCTGGTGGCGGTTTCGGCGGTCCGGGTGGTGGCCCTGGTGGCGGTTTCGGCGGTCCGGGTGGTGGCCCTGGTGGCGGTTTCGGCGGTCCGGGTGGTGGCCCTGGTGGCGGT